CATCAGATCGCGGAGGATGAACCCGACGCTCGCGTTCGTGTAGAGCCGGTTGACGAGCAATTGCCCGAGTTGCCACGTGTAGTCGATCGCGTTGCACTGGTAGTACAGGTGCGCCGGGTTGCCCGCGAGATAGCCCTGCGAGGTGTTGATAATCTCGCCGCCGAACGTGCGCCGGAACGCGTTTTTCGATCCGAGCGTGATCACGATCGACGCGCCGAGCGGCGGTGGTGTGCCGCGCGCGGTGAACGTGCACGTGTCGGGCATATCGTCGAGGGCGTCGTGCACGCTGAGATCGCCGACGAGGATCTTGTTGTTCGGATCCGGGTGCCCGGTGCCGTAGTGCACGCCGTTGATCGCGATGAACGGCAACATGGACATATACCCGGAGCGCGTCGCCGCCGAGCGGGCGACGCCGCTTTGCGCGTACATGAACGAGGGATCGGATCCGGTGATCGCCATCACTGCGCCGGGAGTGAGTAGCCGAGACTCTTAAGGGTTTGCGTCATGGCCTGCGAGACGGCGGCGGCGATCGACTGCGAGGTGCCGAGCGTCGAGCCTTGCACGTTCACGGTGGTATTGACGTTCGTGCCGGTGCCCGCGCTCGCGCCCGCCGCCATGGCCGCCGGTGTGAGGCCGCCGCCGATCGAGTACCCGCGATTCGCCATCGCTTGCTCGATCGCCATCTGGTACTGGTTCATCACATCGACGTTGGTCGTGCCCTGCGCGACCATCTGCCCGAGGCTCGACGCGTTTACTTCGGCGAGCGCGTCCTTCATCGCCGCCTGCTCCTCGGGCGATCCGGCGGTGAACTTCCCGCCCGCATTGCGCGCATTGACGGTTTTGTCGAGCGCGGCGACGATGCGATCGGACGCCTCCTCTTCGGCCTTCGCCTTCGCCTCGGCATCGGCGACGATTTTGTTCGCCTCCTCGTCGGCTTTGTCGATGACCTTTTGCCGCATGTCTACTTCGGCCTGGGTCGAGTTGCCCATCGAGGCCACTTCGCGCGCTGCCGCGTCGCGGATGGCGTTCGCGCGCTCCGCCGCCACCGAAATTTGATCGGTCGCGTTGCTCATAATTTTGTCGTTGGCGTCGTCGGAGGCCTTCTGGCGCAGTTTTTCGGCGTCGGCTTCGTCCTTGAGTCCCTGGATATGCGCTTGGATCACCTTGACGTTCATGTCCTCGTAGGTCGCGATCGTCTGCATCGGCACCCCGAGCTTGATCAAGGTATCGAGTTCGGCTTGTAAGGCAGGCGAGAGCGCCTCGGCGGCGGCCTTCCAATTCGTCTGCGCGCTCGTGACGGCATCGGCCGCGTCCTGCCACTTTTTCAGCCCGGCAATGCTCTGTTGCAGTTGCGTGTTGAGCGCCTTGACCTGATCGACCGGCAGGCCGAACGCGGTCGCGAGATCCTTCACGGCGGCGCCCGCCCGGAGCGCGTCGTCGATCTGCTGTTTGACGACCGGCGAGAGCGTATCAAGGCTCGCCTTCCAGTCGGTTGTGGATTGCACGATGTTGTCGATCGCCTTCTGGTACGCGTCGGTTTCCGTCATGCTCCGTTGGATCGCCTGGATCTGCTCGGGCAGCAACCCGAGTTCGGTCGCGGCATCGGCGGCGCTGACGCCCAACTGCATCAGCCGTTCGGCCTCGGCCACGGTCGCCTGATCGGTCGCGGCGAGCGTCGCCCGCCAGTCGTCTTCCGCGAGCGCGATGTTTTTCAGCGCGGCGGCGTACTGCTCGTCGATCGCGATGCGCTCCTTCTCGTGCGGAATCAGGATCGCTAACTGATCGTCCATGTGCGCGGCGGCATCGGCGGCGGCGTCCATGCTCTGCGCTTGCTTATCGATCAGCGGCGGCAGGTCTTGCGCGGGCGGTTTCATGTTCCGCATGGCCTCGGTGATGCCGTTCATCTTGTCGATGATCTTCGCGGCATCGGCGTCGCTCAGCCCGGTGATCTGCATCGCCGTGTCGAGGGTGTTCATGTAGCCGACCATATTGCCGGTCGAGACGAGCACTTGCGATTCGAGGTGCTTCCATTGCTTTTCGAGATCGGTGAGCGCCTTCTGTCCCGCCTCGCTGAGCTCCGGCGCCTGCTCGGCGATCGCGCGGGACGAGTCGTTGATCGCGGCGGCGACCTCGCGCCACGACTTGCCGAAGATCGCCGCGCCATCGGCGGCCTTGCGATCGCTGTCATCGAGCTTCGCCATCGCCTCGCCGACGCTCAGGAGTTTTTCGTACGGCGATTGATCCACGAAATCCTGGAAGCCGAGCCCGAGATCGAGCAGCGCCTTTTGGAGCCCGGCGTTCCCGGAGCCCATTTTTTGTTCGAGCATCGAGACGGCATTCGCGAGCGTGTCGAAATGCGTCCCGCTGTCGTCGGCGATGTACATCAGCTTTTGCACTTCGCTCGATGACATGCCGGTCGTCTTGGTGAAGTGGTCGATCTTGTCGGCGGTGTCGAGCACCTTGCCGCCGAACTGAATCAGGCTGGTGATCCCGAGCGTCAGCCCCAGGCCGCCCATAATCTCTTGCCCGATGGCGACGACGCTATTGAGTTCCTGTTGCGCGGTCGTCGCCTCCTTCGTCGCGTCGGCGAGCTTTTGCAGGCCTTCGGGCACGTCGGTCCCGAGCGCATGGAGTTTGTCCACCGCCTCGGCGGCCTTGTCGCCGACCGTCGTCAATTCGTCGCTGGTGAGCGAGGCGACGCCGCCGATCTTCTCGATCGCGATCGTCATCAACGACGCCTCTTGAATGAGCTCGCGCCCGGAGAATTGATCGACCATCGCGTTCAAGCGCGCCTCCACCGTGTCGGCGCCCTTGCCCATATCGACCATCGCCACCTGCGCGGAGTTAATCGCGGAGATGAACGACGAAAAGTCGGCCTCGAATCTAGCCGTCGGCATGGGTGCCTTTCGGTGCGGAATCGTTCAAGTACGCCACGAGCTCGGGATAGAGCCACGCGGGCAGCGCGAGCAGATCCCCGTACGACCAGTGCATCAGGCGACAGATTGCAAAGTCGGATCGGAGACGGTCTTGCCACTCGAACGCGTTTTTTTTTGCGCCTCGCGCGCCTCCTCCTGCTGTTTCTCGTGCGCGTCGATCGCCTCGCGGAGCTCGCGGAACGTGTCGTTGTCGAGCCCATCGACGGCTTGGAGCGAGAGCGGCGCCGGGCGCCCGGAGAGGTCGAGCAGCGACCACTCGACCACGTACGCCAGGATGCGTGCGACGGCGACCCGGCGCCCATCGAACGCGCCATCGGTGAACATCTGGCCGTACATCGCGCGTTGCTCGCCGGTATTGAGCTCGCGTTTCACGTCGATCCACTCGTCTTCGGTGAAGTCGATCCGGTCGGTCTCTGGAGCGACAAAGCGACAGCGGCGCATAGCGGGTCATCCCTTCTGGTGTGGCAGCGGTTCAAGCGAGGCGGTGAGCGCGCACCCGACGACGGCGATCGCGGTGATCCGGAACCGGAACACGCTGCGCGCAACCGGCGCCTCAAAGACCAGCGGCGTTTGCGCGAGGGCAAACACGTTGGTGGTGGTGAGGCGCGCGGCCAGCGTCCAGCGGCGCTCCGGCGGCGGCGACACGGTGATCGTGTAGTCGTCCACGGCGGCGGCGAGGTGGTAGCCCCACTTCACCGCGCCGCGAACGCCGTGCATCACGCTAGGCGGCCTTCGCCTCGATGGGCGGCGCGCCTGGAGCCGTCAGCGCCTTGGTCGGCGCCGGAGCCATCGTCCACGGACCCGCCGCGACAAACGTCCCGGTCACGGCAATGGCGCCGGTCGCGGGCACGTCGATATTCGCGTCGAGGTACGCGAGCCCTTCCCACTTCGTTTGCGTGGGCGTTTCAAGGGTGTTGGGTTCGAGCGTGATGGTGACGGGCGTGTTGCCGAGGGCAATATCGAAGAGGGTGAGGTCGGCCTCATCGTAAAAGCCGCCGACCGACCCTTTGATGTCGGGCAGGCCGACCACGTACACCATGTTGGTATCGCCGAAGCACGTCACGTCGGCCTTCGCGCGCGACATCGACAGCGACCACTTATTGAGCGACAAGACCGGTGCCGGTGTGCCTTCCGTGGCGTGATCGGTCGAGACCTGACCGTGAGATCCGTAAGCGCGCATGGTGTACTCCCTTGGTTCTACGTGCGCCCAGCCCTGCCGGGAATGTCGAGCGCGGCGGCTTGCACGATGTAATGCGCGCCGCGATGTTGCCAACGAACCGACGTGTTCGCCGCGTCGGGTTCGTTGTAGTGAATGAGGTTGGCCGCGCGTTGGGTCCGCATCCACGCGTAGCCGCTGATCGTCAGCGGTACGTCCTGGAGCAGGTCATAGATCCGCTTAGCGGCCTGCGAGGCGGCGAGCCCGCTGGTGTTGAGCGCGACCGCTTTGATCTGGTAGCGAATCCATTCCCAGGCGGGCGACTGAAACTGATACTCGTCGCCGCTGCCCATGATGTCGATCCGAACGAAGCGCTGCGCGCCCTGCGCGGTCGCGGTCCCGAAGTAGACGCCATCCGGCATCAGGCCCGCGAGCGTCGGATCGTTGATCAACGCCGCGACGACGGCGGCATCGATCGCGGCGCTGTCAGTCTGTGTCGAAGGCACCAGTCACCTCGAAGCCTGCATTGCTGACGATGGCGGCGAGCTCGGCGTTCATCGCGAGGCGATGCGTTTCGGCGATCGCCAGGAGGCTTTGATCGCGATGCGCGGGCTCGGCGCCGCGATTCCACCCCTGTTGCGTGTGGCGATTCTCGGTCCCGTATTCCCAGAGGTGCGCCTCGGGCGCCGTCGAGCGGACCAGCACGGCGAACGTCGCGTCGCCAGACTCCTCCGCCTGCACGACGCCCGCGCGCATGTGGCCTTTCCCTGGATATCCGGCGATCGTTTCGGCCTGCGTCTGATCGGCGGCCTGCTGGACGACCGGGCGCGACGCATCGGTCAGGCCAGCGGGCAGCGCGCCGAGCAGTTCGGTAAATTCCGGGAAGCCGTCGAGCGTGACTTTGACGCCCATCAGGCCACCGCCCGTTTCTGCGGGCGCGGATCGGCGTCGGTGATGTACTCGGCGGCGAGGATCACCATTTCGAAGCGGTTTGCCTGGACCGCTTGGACCGAGAGCACATCGAAGCGGCGGCCTGGGTGCTCGGGATCGGTGAGCAGGTACATCCGGCAGAGCGCGTTGACCTGCGGCAGGTAATCGCCGCTCAATTTGTGCGTCGCGAGGGTCTCGATCGTTCCGGCGACGAGGCGCTCTTGATTGGCGCCGATCGCGTTGTCGATCGCACACGGCCAGGAGTCGATCACCGTGGTCCATTGCTCGGTGAAGCCGCCATCGCCATCGGGGATCGGCGCGCCGGGCGCATCGATGCGAACGGCATTCGTGCGTGCGCCGCGCGGGATCGTCGCCTTCATGCGACCGCCGGATCTCGCTGGCGCATCAGCAGCCGTCCGACCGTCATCCAGGCGGCGCCGTCGTTGTCAATCGGCGCGCCGCTATCGCCTCGGTTCTGCCAGAGGTTCGTCAGCATGACGAGCACCGCTTGCTGCACCAGCGGCGGGCACGTCGTCGCGACCCACGCGGGATTGTTGCCGCTCTTGAGGTAATCGCGGATCGTGTCCGACGCCGCCTGAATCGCCCGCGTCAGGTCGGCGGTGAGCTCGGGCGAGAGTGGCGTCGGCAACCGCAGATTCGTGATCGCGGTCGCCTGATCGACCAGCGGCACACCGGTCGGCGGCGTGATGACTGGCCGCAGCG